TATTTGAATAAACCAGATCCAAAATTAATGAGTTTAGACGATGAAAAAACAAATACGGAAATGAAATCGACAGAAGCAGAAGAAGAATCAAAAATTAAACAGCCAGAAGTTCCAGGAGAAAAACCTGCTGCACAAGAAAGTGCAAGGTTGGATGAATGTTGCTTAGAAGAAATTGTTGAAAATTATTCAATAAAAGAATGGGTGGATTTGAAAGAAATGGCAGGATTTAATTATTCTGATTATTTGGTTAATATATTAAAGATTTTGGCAAAAGATGATTTTAAAGATTTAAAGGCATTAACAGAATTAGATATGCAATTGGGATTGCTAAATGAAAAAGAAATCGAAAAATTAAGAATTATTCTTAATGATGGCTTTAAAAAGAACAAAACCATTCGGCAAATAGAAAAAGATATAAACAGATTTATCAAATTAAAAGATAGATATATAATCAACGAAACTGGAGAAAAGGTTTTAAAATCAAATGCATTGGCTCGTGCAAATGCCATAGCAAGAACAGAAACAGTAAGATTAGCAAATAGAGGATTAATAGAAACATATAAAGATAATCAAATTAAACAAGTAAGATTTTTATCAGCACTATCAGAAAGAACATGTGCCGAATGCGAATCATTAAATGGTAAAGTTTATGAAATAAATGAGGTCCAGAATATTATACCCGTTCATTCAAATTGTAGGTGTACTTGGGTAGGAATTATAGGATAAGGCAAATGAATATAAAAGAACGTCCAAAATGTGTAAATTATGAGAAATGTGGTAGAGAAGCAATATGTTTAATAGGAAATCATTGGGCATGTGGTGAATGTGTCAAGAGGATGCAAGATAAAATAGAGAAATTTAAAGAGGAAATGCTAATTTATGGTTAAGATAATTAATGGAAAACAAAGAATAGTTTCCATGAGAAATATAGGGGATATAGAAGTATTCTCGGATATAGGAGAAAGTGCTATAGATAAAGAAAGTGTTCCAGTAATCGGTGAATGGAAAGATCAATTGTTACATGGAGAAACAAATTCAGGGGGACCACCAAGCAGAGCACAACTAATGTGGGGCGGGCATGTTAATAGATTATGGGGTACGGATGCGCAATTACATGGAATACGATTGCCTAATTTAAATGAAGTTGGAGAAAATGCAGATACAACCCGGCGCAGAAAGAAAGTTCTCATTACAGATAGCACAGAAGGAAATATATAATGTATATATCGAATTTCTTAATATTTAAATACATAATTTATTAAATAAAATTATGCCTATTCCAAAACCAAACAAGGGAGAATCAAAAGACAACTATATTTCAAGATTTATGAGCAGTGAAATAATGAAAAAAGAATATCCAGACGAAAAACAAAGATTGGCAATAGCATATAGTGAATGGAGAAAACACCAAGAATCAAATAAAGAAATGATACTCGAATATTTCGTGCCAATTGCAGAATTTTCAGGACAATTAAAAGAAAATGAAGATTTCTCAATACAAGGAATTGCTATAAATGAAACTACTACATCAAACGGACATAAATTTTTAGCAGAAGAATTAAGATTGGCTGCTCCAACATTAGGGGGTGTTCCTTTGCTCAAAGATCACAATAATTCTGTAGATGCAATAATGGGAAGAGTAACTTATTCTGAATTTAATGAAATGCAAAATAATATTCTATTTAGAGCAAATGTTATGGACGAAACAATGAAAAAAATGATAAAAGACGGAAGGATTAATTCTGTAAGTGTAGGGGCAATAGTTAGGGATATAGAAGAAAAAAATGGAGAACTTATTCCAAGAGGAATTATATTTAGGGAATTAAGTCTTGTCGCAGTCTCTGCAGATCAAAGTGCTACATTTAATGTAGCATTAAAAGAAGCATGGGATAAACATATTCAAATAAATAATACAACAAATGAAAAGGGAGGAGAAACAATGGCAGACGCAGACCAAAAAACAGAAGTCAATAAAACTGTTTCTGTTGCAGAAAAAATAGAATCTGCTGCAGAGAAAGTAGAAGAAAAGACACCAATTGCAGAAGTTAATGAATCTGAAACAGATAAATTACTAAAAGAAATTTTAGCAAAACTTAATAAAGAATTCAACGAAGAAGCAAAGGTAGAAGTTAAAGAAGTTGTTCAAGAGGTTAAAACCGAAGAAGCTTCAGAGATGTCTTTTATAGAGACTTGTGGAAGTTTGAAGGGCGGAGCCATCACTGTTCAACGAAAACTTAGATAATGGCAAGTAACCCATTAGGCGCAGTAATAATTGCAGATGGTGGAAACCCAAGAACATTAACAGGTATTGCATTAGAAACAATATCTGGGGGTCAATGTGTAGTAGCATCTGGTGCATTTAATGCAGTTGGTTCACAAGCAGCAAGTTTCGACACAAGTGATATTAAAGTAGCACTTGTAATCGATCCTGAAAAAGTTAATGGTGTAGCATTAAATAATGCAACATCTGGGAACGCAATAACATTTGCAACACGTGGAGCAGTTATTCTTAAGACATTAGGTTCAGTACTTCAAGGTAATGCTGTAGAAGCAGTATCACATGAAGGAGTTCAATCTATATCTTCTGGAGCAATTCCAAGTGCTTTATATGCTGGAATAATGGCAAGTAAATCATTCGGGAGAGCATTAACAGCAGCAGGTTCTAATCAATATGCTTTAATTGATATACATCCATAAAATGGCAGAATTAAAACACATTCAAGAATATATTGGTACTGAAGACGGAACAGCTGGAACATTATTAATTCCTAAATTAATCCTGCCGATTCTTATTGAGGAAATAGAGAAAGCTCTAATCCCAAGAGAACTCGCAGCACAATTTTGGGGACCAGCACAAATTCAAGGTTCTTCATTTTCAGTAAATCTTGAATCACCAGACACAATGGATGTGAGGCAAGTAGGAGAAGGAGCAGAAGTTTCGATGGATGCTGGTGAATATTCATCAGTTACATATACACCAAAGAAATATGGTGTAGCTGTTAGAATTACCAGAGAAATGATCGAAGACTCTCAATTTCCAATACTTGAAGCGCAATTAAGAGTAGCAGGTAAAAGATTCGCTGAAAAAGAAAACGAATTGATACTGACAGCACTTGACGGTGCAGGAACAACTGTAGCGGGCGGAGCGGCAATAACTTTGTCGAATATCACCGAAGCAATGGCAGCATTAGAAAACAACAGCTATAGCGCAACCGATATGATTATCGGAAACGAAGTTCTTCAAGACCTTAGAAATATCGACACATTTGTAGAGGCCAGCAAAGCTGGTAATACAGAAATGTTGAATAAAGGATTCTTGGGAAACATCTATGGAATGAATGTTGTACGATTTGATGATAAAGCAAGTCCAACAGCTGGAACCTACAAGAAATACGCATACATTATTGACAGATCACAGGCATATGGCTTGGCTGTTAAAAGAGATTTAACTGTAGAGAACTTTGATTTGCCAACTTATGATATGCAAGGAGCATGTTTAACTTGGAGATTTGATGTTCAACTACTTAGATCAAATGCAGTAGCAAAGATCACCACAACCTAAATCTGAAGTGATTTAAGTGAAGGGGTAGCCCAGACACACCCGAAAGGAGGAACTGGTAGAAGGTAAATCCCCTATTTATAATTAAAGACAATCGGATAGACGAGATAACTAAATAAAAGGAGAAAAAATAAATGACAACAATGAATGGAAGCGTAGTCGGATTAGTTGATGGACTAAAACAAGGTATTGGTGTTAGTGGATTAACTGTTCCAAACAGCATTATAATCAATATGGGCGCTCCAAATAACATAATAACCACCGGAGTAGGAAGTTCTATAGCTTTGGATGTAGTTAATGGAGAATTCTATATGATTAAATCAGCAGGCGGAAGTACCTGGGTACATTTAATTAGTGGAACGTAATTTATAAATTTAATATATATTTATAATCATGGCATTTAAAAAAGGTAAAGTGTCTTGGAATATTGGAAAAACCAATAGTATTGAGACAATAGAGAAAATTAAATTGCAAGAGAGGTGGAGGAAATCGCATTAAATACTATTGGGGATATAGCAACGCATTTAATTGAAAACTTTCCAAATATCCCTGCAGGGGTTTCTGGAAATTTAATAGAAATTGTTAATATGGCCCGTGTAGAAGTAGAAAACTTTACGGGCCAAACAATTGGTTCAAATTCCATAGATGATAAATATCAATCTTCAATTGTTAATTTAGCCAAGGCAGATTTAATAGATCAGACATATATGTATGCAGGCCAATATGCCGTTTCTGGAACACAAACAGCAATTACTACAGGGGCACAATCAGTTTCATTAGAAGGATTAAGAATAGATGAAGGAACGGGCGGAGCAACAGTTTCAGCAATTCAGGCCCTTGGAGGATTAAATAAATCTGCAGCCCAGCAATTTAGAGAAATGGCAGAACGATCAATGAAATTAATTGGGAGAAAGATTAGATTCGGAAAAACGATGGTATAATGGCAGGAAATACAATATCTATGTTCAGGGGAGATGACAAACAATTTGATTTACATTTTGCTTATTCTGGAACAGGAAGTCCTTTAAATATTACGGGTTTTTCTGTTTATTTTACAGTTAAAAATAGTATATCCGATTTGGATGGAAGCGCTATTATTCAAAAGATAGTAACTACACACACAAGTCCAATTAACGGTTCAAGTAATTTTATATTAAATAATTCAGATACTTCTGGACTTAGTGAAAAAACATATTTTTATGATATTCAGTTTAAGAATACGAGTGGTCAAAGAACTACAGTTACGCGTGGAAATTTTGTAATAACAAACGATATAACTTTAAGTTAAAATGGCCGATATAGAAGTAGAAATATCTGAAAAAGAAAACATAGATGTAAATGTAGGAACATCACAGCCAATAGACATATCTATAATTGGGACAGCAAGCGTATATTCTGAAACCGATCCCCTTTCAATTCATAAAGACGGAAGTTCAACTACATCTGCAAAAATTCCGTTTGTAAAGGGGGCAACAATTGGAAACGTTGAAAGCACTATTTCTATAAATCCCGTTTTATCTATTGCTAATACAGACGAATTAAATCCTTATTTTGTAGTTAGAGAAACTGAAAATAATTTAGAAATTATAAATGGTTGTGATATTATTAATGAACCATATAGCGCAATTGTTGGGGCAGTTTCAAATCATCCACTCAATTTGAGGTCTAATAACCACAATTTTGTTACGATAAATACAGACGGGACGATTGTCTTTTCTGGATATGGGGCAGGATATTTGCAAACAGATGCTGATGGAAATATTACTGCTGGAAGTGTTCCAGTGGCTTCATTGCAGGCAGTAACAGATGTTGGAAATTCAACAGATAACAGTGTTATCATAAGAGAAATTACTTTGGGAGGATTAAACGCCTATTCAATAGAGGGTGAAACTGGTGTTGATTTGGGGATTGATGGGACTGTTTATTATGAATTAGCATCAAATCAAAATGTATTTTATAGACCCGTCCATATTGGAAGTTATAACGAAATGAATAACTTAATTTTTGGCGGTATTACAACCAATTACCTTTCCTATTTAACCTTTGCTGG